CCACCGCGACCACCAGCTCCGCCAGAAATTTGAGTAACACCCCTGATAAATTGGTATTCGAACCTTCCCAAATGAGTATTTGTAGTTACGGCACCCCCCGCAATAGCATTCGCTGATGCACCAGTTCCTCCAGCTCCAGATGCTCCACTGGCACCTCCGTTACCTCCATTCCCTACTGAAACTGCACCTCCAGCACCACCCTGAGCTCCAGCGTTTGATTGACCAGCAGCTCCTGTTCCGCCAGCTGCGTTTGTAGCAAGAACCCTTGCTGTGAAAGCTGCACCTCCAGCTCCTCCAGTATTATTCGCAGAGTTTGTTCCAGGGTTTCCGTTCCTAACAATAGCTCCGGCCGGAGCATTTGTTAGATTTAATTTTTTTGCATAAATTATATATGCATCCGGGTTGAATACCGTTCCTGCATCGATAGTTAATTCGTTGTAATAAAGAATATCTGGTGCCGTGAAAGAACCACTTAGCGTAAGGTTTCCATCTCCCCCGCCGCCGATATCTTGAGATAGATTTTCTTCAACCCACTCAGGAAGTCCTGACACTACTCTTAAAATTTCATCCTCTGCGCCAATTGGTAGTTCTACAGTCTGGTTAAGAGCGTTTCTTCTGATCATCGCCCCAGCCGCAGTCATTGGGTCCATCATCAAAGTACCTGATACATCTGGTAGAGTATATGTCCTATCCGCTGTATTCGAAGATCCATCAAATATTCTTAAAAAACCATTAGTGCCCTTCCAGGCAAGTTTACCAAGAGCGTTTGCAAATAATCTAAATCCGCTGGATGGAGTAGGCGGAGCTGATGTCTGTGCCTCAAAGTTCTGATATCCTGTTCCAGCGTTATCACCTTTGATGACCACAGGACCGGTAAAAGTATCGCCTGCTTTATTAGCCTTTGTTCCTAGAGCATTATTAACTGAAGCAACACTAGGAGCCTGATCCGTCTCCGATCCACCCAAAGTATTTAAGACAGCAGCAGTCCTAGCTCTAGATGTAGTGTGATATAAATTAGATCCTTCTGATATATCATCTGTATCTAAAACTACAGCACCTTGAAATCCGTTAACTGAAGTTACTTGTTCAGAGCTGTCTACTTTTCTCCAAACAGTGCCGTCAAATAGTGCCCAGTCTTTAGGATTCCAATCATTTTCACCATCGAGGTTTGTTGTTCCGGCAACAGTTACAATATAGAAATTTCCTTTTGTTCCTGTTCCAGAAGCTAGTGTAGGTGTATTAGTATTAGCATTCCATGTTCCTGCGAATGTAAGCTTATCTTGAATAGCTTGAGGAATTTGAGATGTAGGAATCTTTCCTCCAGAGTCAAGAGAAGCATATCCATTAGCTGTCCCTTTATTTGCCAAATCTTCTTTTAATGCCAATGCATCGAATACAGCGTTTTGTGAAGGTGCTATATTAGTTATACCGTCAGATATCGCGTCTTGAACTGTGGCTGTTCTTGCGGCTGATGAGAAATCGGAAATTGTTGCAGATGTTTGTGTTCCTGTGTGGTTAGCTCTGTTTTTTAGATTTGAATCAGTATCATTTGCAGTGGCTCCGGATGCAATACCTGCAAGTTTTGTAAAATCAGATGGGCTCATAAAACCAGCCGTTGATCCGTCAACCAAAGGATGCTCTGAAACTCCACCTGACCCAACGTGCGCGATAGGAGCCTTCTCGCTATCAAGCTCATCTATTGCTGCTTGTACATTTGTAGCGATTATATCTCCAGCAGGTACATTAGTTATCTCAGATGCTGTATAATCTCCAGACGTAGCAACAACAGAGCCTGTACGTCCTTCAAAAGAAGTAACGCCGGCTGCTGCAGTCTCAAGATTTACAACTGAACCGTCAGATAATTTCTTTTTAAATTTATCATCTGCTGAATCAACAAACGTATTTTGCTCTCCAGATGGAGGTGTTGGAACCGAAGCAGCCGATTGTTTTACATAACCAATACTCACTTTAAACTCCTTCTAAAGCACCTAACACTCTTAAATGACCAAGAACCTGAAGATGCTGCTTGTATAATAAGATTCTATTTTGTTCGACAACGACAACATCGTTGGCATCCACTTTCCTATAAAAGAATTGTTCTTTTTGACGTCCTGATATGTCAACCAATTCTCCTAGAACGCTAAGATGACCAAGTACTTTAACGTGTCCGTCGACTATCATTTGTTGACCAGAAGGAATACTTACTGTTTCTGAAGTATTTATTTTCTTATATGAGAAGTTGTCTGCTCCACTACCATCTCCGCCGGGTCCATCTTCTCCATTCAACCCAGGAAGTCCATGTGGACCTCTCAAATTTACCCATTCACCCCATTTACCGTTTGGCTTTTTAAACCTAATCTCAGAACCTCGCCATTCATAATCTGGTGATTTTCCTGCTGGACCTGGATCTCCTTTATCACCCTTTGGACCAATTGGACCGACCTTCCCAGGAATTCCCTGAGGACCTTCTGGCCCTATGCGGTTTCTAGGTCCAGCGAAAGCCAAAGTTACCTCACGCCTGATTTAAAGATTAAGGTGCAACGGCAGTTACAAACCTGGTCAGCTCCACCGGATTCATCGCCAGGCCCATCCATGTCAACATCAGGTGGTACGGTGAATTTCTCATCGATCTCAACCTGAACTCCATTCATGTCTAAATGATTCGCTCCAAGCCCTGGGTTCGGCCCATCTCCGTCACGAGTTCTGTCATCTTGAAGTGAAACCCATTCTTTTTTAAGCCCTGGGATTTCTAAAGACTTTGCCGCCTCGATAGTTGCCTGATTAGAAGCCATCCCTATTTCTGTTCTGGCAATCGTACGCGCGCGACCAGGTGATAGAGAGTCGAACTTAGATCTGAGCTCACTCGCAACATCGACATCAGATTCCTCTGCTGAAGTAGCACGCTGAACTAAATCTTGAACAACACGCCTTACCTGTTTACGAGTAGTTCCTTCTATTTCTGTGATCGCTTTGGCTGTACGTTTCTCGATGTAATTATCAGCCCATTGCTTCCAGGTTTTTTCATTCTTCTTGGTCTCAATCATTCGCAACTGAGACTTCGCGTTCTGAAATATCTGACCGCCAAAGTCCTCAACCGTATAAGTTATATATCTTTTAAGTGTTTTTCTGAGATCGAGCATATGTTCGTCGATCACTTTTTGCATGGCGTATTCTGCTAAGCCTGATTCTTTACCTTTAGCTGACTGCTCTAATTTTCTTGCTAGGTCATCAAAGTCTGATTCAAGTGACCTAACGAACGGCTTCTCTAGTAATTTCTTTCTAGCGTTGACCGTCCGCCAGGTTCTTTTCTTTTCGTTTTGATTTAAGAGATTGAATGTTTTCCACCCCTTCTCTCCTTCCTCAGAAATTACTTCTTCGGAGCTGCTGGTTTCTTGGTCTGTTTCTTCGCTGGTTTCTTCTTCGCCATTTTGTTCCCCTTCCTTTGGATCCGGTTCAACTGGGTCCATTGTGGAAGTATTAACTGCGTCTTCTGGATTTTCAAGTATTTGATTGCCGATTATAAAAACATCCCACCCATCGAGTTTTTCGTACCCGGCGGCCTGACGCTTTTCATTTATACTCAAGAAGTTTGCAGCTCCGAGAGATGTGTACTTAGCTTCGCGCTTTTCTACCAACGCCTCGATATCGTCCTTGTCGTACTTCAATTGGTTTTTGTCGTCCTTAAACATAGGCAACAACCACCTGTTTAATTCGTACTGAGCCATGTCCATCAAAGGCAAAATGGTGTCTTCGTAAAACGCTTGTCGGGCTTCTTTATAGTTCGCGTAAGTCTTAGCGCCGAATCCAAGCATTTCAGAAGGCACGCCGTACACGTTACAGATATCGATCGCGGAAACCTCACGGCCTTTCATCCACTCCATCTCTTTAGGTGATAATGAAATAGACTGCCAGCTAAGGCCACCCTCTAAAAGTAATGGTCGGCCGGCGTTTCGTGCTGACTGGTGAGACGATTCGAATTCTGATTTCATCCTAAGGAATTGCTCGTTTGTTAAACCGCCGCCTGGGTTAGCATCGCTTGGTTCAACTCTTAATACCCCACTTGGTGACGCCGAGTTTTGAAGCAACGCCAAATTCCATTTATTCGCTGAGTTGTTTTGATCGATACCGAGAAGGGCTGCTTCCATCGGACTCATCCCAAACCAAGGGTCCGTCGGGTGAAATGTCTTGGTGTGCATTATTCTCGATTTAAAGGTGATCGGGTCAACATCCCATGATCTTTGCTCACCGCCTGATTTGAAAATATACTTCGCAGGATATCCCTTGGCGTTTCCGACGATGCTCATTAGGTCAGGTCTCACGGGCCAAATTTCTAAAGGCGGAGAGTTCGGGTTCGGGCCAGCGGCTTCAACGTAACTGTTCCCGGAAATACACAGATAGGCGATGTAAGCCTCAAAGAAACTTGACCAGCCCTGCATTGGGTTTGGTCGATCGATTAAAGTTAATATCGGGCTTGTTTCAACTTCAACGCAGTCTTTACCTTTGGTGTAAAGCTCCCATTGAATACCGGCGCAAGCTTTTGCAATCATTGAGATACATCTGTAAACAATGGCGTTCTTCTGATAACCCTCTTTAGAAAAACCGGCGTAATTTGCTGGGCTCATGTTGGGTTGACCAAGGCGCTGAACAGTAAGTGCAATTCTAGCTTCGCTGGCCTTGGACTGAAATAGTCCCTTGAGTGAATCAATAAAACTCATAGACTTCTAATCCTTGGTTGAAATGTTGAAGTGTTGTTAAAATGGTCGACCATCATGCTCGTACTGTCAACGCAGTCATCGTGATCAACCGTAGGAAATAGCTCATGTTCTGTTAAAAAATCGCTCAACCATTCTGCATTTCTCGGGAGATAACAATTGCCTGCGCGGATGGTTGGCGTTGCTGCGATTGCCCGCGACTGTTTATCCCTTTGGCCAGGGTCATAAGGAAGTACCGGGATTGTGGTATTTCTTCTTAGGTATTGGATAACCGAAGACCCGCTGGATTTATCCTCCATAACAACAGCGTTAGGTTTCCACTTGTTGTACTGTTGAACCACCGCTTGCTCGATGTCAGGAGCTTCCATTTTTCTCCTTAAAAGATCGAGCAGGTAATACCCATTTAGTGATTTTCCCCACGTGGCGCATACAGTCCAATCGTTTGTGATTCCTGGCTTCTGAGCGGTATCCCAGAACTGAACCTTCATTTGGAAGTTTTTTGGTGCCTCATCGTAATATTTCCACCACTCCCGCTTGAATATCGTGCCGCCTTCTTTCGATGGCCGCTGCTGGTACAGAGAAAGCCAATGCTGGTCAGGCAATCCGTCGCGAATTTGCTCTAATGCCTGTTTATCGTATCTTTCAGGGCATAAAGCATCACCAACTGCCCTACCAAGAGGGTCATTTTCTTCAGCCAAAGCTGGTAAAGAAATCAACTCCCAATCGTCATTATGTTCATTTATCAAATAACCTGCCAAGTCATCATGGTGCCATCTGGTCATTAACAGGATGATGGTCGCGCCTGGCTCCTGCCTGGTGTAAAAAGTTGTGTCGAACCAATCCCTGATCGACTGCCTTGTGTTCGCGCTGTTGGCCTCAACCCAGTTTTTTATAGGGTCATCGCAGAGTAACAGGTGTCCACCTTTTCCGGTAATCGACCCGCCAACCCCGGCTGTTATCATGGCCCCGCCATTGGTTGTCTCGAACCTATTCGCGGCAGAGCTATCCTGCTTTAGCTTCGCCCTGGCATACTCATTTTGCTCGAAATGGTTTCGCACCTTACGGCCAAATGAACTGGCAAGGTCGTCACCGTAGCTGGTTAGGATGATATTTTTGTCCTGAAAGTTGTCCAAATACCAACAAGGGATCCAATAAGAAATAAATTCTGACTTGCCGTGTCTTGGCGGCATATCGACTATAAACCTACCGCCGCCTTTGACTATGGCTGGGCACAGCTTTTTGGCCAAATAATCCATGTGTCGGTAGTTAATCCACTTTCCACGGCTGGCTTTTCTTGCGTAGTGCTGCGGAAACCATCTACAGACTTCGTTAGGATCAAGATTTTTCGTCACTCAGCATCTCCGCTATCGCTAGAGCGGCGTCTCTTAGCTCTGGGTTCTGCATGACCTTTTCGATGACTTCGCTGGTTTTATTGGAGTCAACAACCGTCGCCTCGACCTCGATTTTGTCCCGGTACATTTTTGGATAGCGGTTCTTGAACTTAAATATTGTGAAGGTCTGGGCAAACGTCGCGGCCTCATAGTGCTCTATTTTGCGCGTATTGCCCTCAGGATCGACGATTGTTTCCACCCGCGCCAATCTCTTGAGCTGCCCAGATGACCCAGCCAGCGCCAATTGCTCATCGAATAGGAGTAATTTCCCAGTACCAATGCTTTTGGCAACGGAAAACTCTTCATGGGTTTTTACCCACTCATGGAGCGTATCGATGCAAACCCCTATAACTCCTGCGAAACTATTAAAAGGCAGCCCTTTAGACATGTGGTCTATGACTTGTTGGCAATACTCTTCTCGAAACTTACTTGGTCTCCCGCCCGGCATTTGTTAAATCCTTGTTAATTTTATTTGATTTCCTTATTTTTGCACATTTTTTACAAGATCTCCTTCCATTAGACCTTATGCGTAAATTTAATCCAGAATACTCGTGTCCTCTTGGGCAATGAGTCCATTTAGCCCTTCCGTTATTAAATTTAAGCCTACCTTTTTTGGCGGCGTCTCGTATATTTTCTTTCCTTGTTCCTAGGCTTAGATGGTTTGGATTAACGCATGTTCTTATATCGCAAGAATGCATTACATCGAATCCTTTTGGAGCATCTCCCTTTGAAGCTATATAAAAAA